ACGCCGGGTTCGGCCGCGCTCTCACTCGATAGTTTCCGGTACCGATTCGCCCATTCCGAAATCGTCAGTTTCGGTGGCGGGTTCCACGTTCTCGCCGCTCGGGTCAATGCTTTCGATACGCTCGACGTGAGAGGTATTCTCTGCGAGTTCGACGAGAGCGTTGTCGACTTCCTCGCGGATACGTCCTGCGATGATGTTTGCATTCGTTTGGTTCACCAACTGCGGGGCGAGTTTCGTCGGCATCGCCAGCAGTTTCGCTTTAGCACTCGATATATGGTCGGCCCAAGTATTCACGACGTCATCGAGGTACACAAGTTCGCCTCGGCTGATCGCGTTCTCAATAGCCAGTTTGTCGCCTTGCTCTCGCGCCAACCGAGTCTTTTCGGCCAATAGGTCTGGTGTATCTGGGTTGACGTTCGGCCCGCGCTTCTCGAGAGCGTTTTGCAGATAGCGGATATACCACGCCATGCAGGGGCCGAGTTCATACTGCCCCCGAGATACGCTTGGCATGCCCTCGTTCTTGAGTTGTTGAACTCGCCTAGCAGTTACATTTAACGCCTTCGCTACGGCATTTACATCTACGCTCATGCGGATTCTGATTCAATCGTCTCTTGAAATGCCTTCAAAGCATAGAAGATGAAACTGTTTCTATAGCCATTGTCATGACTTATCGAAATAGGCGTGACAGCATGCACATTACGCCAAGCCGGATAAACTAGCATGCTGTTATCGGCTTGTTCAAAAGTGACATCATAATCAGGAACGTGCAAACACCCGCCTATGCTGTTTTTCCTTTTTGTCAAAATAACATTGACGCTGTTCTTCACGTTGCCATTGTCACGATGATAAGGCGCTGAAATATTGAAATTGCTGATAGAACTCGTGAACAATTCAGCGAACTTCCATTTCTTATCAACAGAACTCAATTCTTTTTTCTGAGTTTCATGTTGCGCTGGAAGAATTTTCTTTAACAATTCTTCCGATTCTTTCGCAAGCATCAACATACTTTTTATGAACGCTTGCGCCGAATCAACTGCGTGAACCGAACTGCGAGAGGCATAAGGCCTCTTATCATCTTCGGCGAATATTTACTCAAATCGTTGATGTAAAAACCGATTACTTCTTCGCCTTCTTGAAGTATGCAGTCCTCGAAAACATTCGGCTTAATTTGTTCGCATCTATCGCCGATACGAACTTCTTTGCTTGTTTTCTCTAAAAATTTACTTTTCAATAATGGCATTAGCGTGTGTCACGCAGTCGCAATTCTGCGTGCCCAGTGCTTTCTCTGATATACATTTTGCACAATCCTGGATATCGCTTAACGAGCGTTTCCGCGCCTTCCAGAATTGTCTTTTCAGTTCGCTTTTCTTGCATACCGCCAACACCATAATATTTCGTTTTAGCGGTTATGTCATCCAATCTGACCACGCGACCATCTTTAACATAGTATTGCAACGATCGCTCAAAATCTTCTTTATCGTCCATCGTTACGAACAGGTCTTGATCATGTCGGTTGATATTACCCCAGCAAGAGCCGATACAGTAATAAAGGCCGACAGATACTTTGTGCTTCATGAACATTGGATTCGCGGCGGCATAAATGCCGAAGATGTTGGCATTATATGTTTCTAATGCTTCGAATCCTCTCAATATGACTTCCGTCTCGAGATTCTGAACCGGCAACATTACTTTATCCGATTTCTTCCGCAGAATATCTACGAGGTCATCATCCATGTGGAAAACACGAGTGCCGACCGGATAATAACTTCTAATAAAGTTCCTAACCGCTCCCATACCCGGAACGCCGACAATCAACTTTACTCCGTCATAAGGAGTGCTCTTTAGCATGTGCTGATACTTGTGATGTTCGGCTTCGTTAGCAACGAATATCGTTATCTTTTCTAGCGGAATCTTGTGCTTATAAAGCAACAGCAGTGTTTTTTCTCGCAACTGTTGCGAGCGTTGATAAGACGGAATCGCTATGTTGTAGTTCATTTTGCGAGTTTATTTTTTTCCGCGCGCAAAAATCCGATAATCATGCCGCCAACATAGGCGTCTTGATCTCGCCAAAACTTAACCAGTCCAGCGGCTTCTTCATAATGCTCGAGTTCGAACTCGATCTGTATCGCTTTCTTAACTTCTTTGCTCATGTCGGAGGCTTCTTCGTCGGTCGCCGCGTCCATGAGGTCAGAGTAATCCGGCTTGATTTCAAATTCCGGCAGTTGAATCCAGCCTAGAAGGTCTGTATCAAAGTTCTTCACCTTAAGATCTTCGATTTCGATTTTCAGCAATTCATCATCCCATGTGCTATTCAACGCAAGTTTGTTGTCAACGAGAATGTAGGCTTTGCGCTGTAAATCGGTTAAGTGCGAGAGTCGCACACATGGAACTTCTTGCAGTTCTAAGCGTTTGGCTGCTTCAAGGCGCCCATGCCCAGCAATGACGTTGTTTTTTTCGTCAATGAGGATTGGGTTGGTAAAGCCGAACTCACGGATCGAACTCGCAATCTGCGTGATTTGGTGGTCGGAATGCCGCCTCGCGTTCAGAACATAGGGCACTAAAGTTTCGGTACGGACTTGGATAATTTCTTTAGGCGTGTTCATAGTGTGCGAAACGAAACGTGTTCGTAAACTCCTGTGGCTAGAAATAGAACGGGGTCCGAATTACCCCCAGATGCGATACCTGTGGGAGGACCCGTAGCATTGGTAAACATCGTCGGCGCGAATCATCGTATCGTCCCGCCGAAGTAGTCGCCGATGCCCGCAGCCATGAGCGCGTCAGTCTGCTGCGCGATCGTTCCTTGGCTCGTCGCATTTGCAATGCGAAACCCTCTGTCGAAGTAGTAGGCCAGCCAGTCCTGCGATGCGTCCTTTACGATCTGATTGAACGGCAGCCGTGCCTTATACTTTGGTGGGCTGCTCACATATAGGAACACGGGCCGCACCTTGCTGCCAGACCCAGTGCTCACCCGTTCATAGATGCCGGGCTTTAGGTGCCGATTCTTCTCACGCTTTGGGTACACGTTGAACATCGGATATGCCACTCGCTTCTTCGCTTTGCGAGGTGCGCCCGGTGTCTGCTGTCGGCGTTGCTCTTTGCGCTTCGACTCCTCCCGCTTCTTTATCGGGCTTGAGTCACTAGGTTTCGGAGTCTTGCGCCGTGTCTTTCGTGTCTTGTTCGCTCGCTGGAACTCATCGCCTATTTGCAGTTGCGATAGCACGCGAGTGTAGTAACCCGCTGGCACATTGCCGAATGCGTCCTTCGGTGCGAAGTTCGTCGGGATGGCGAAGTATCCTGGCGGCATCACGCCTTGATTAATCAACAGCCGCTCGAATGCTTTAGGTCTGCGTGGCCCGCCCTGTACCTGTGCTCGCAGATACTGGTCTGCCGTGCCTTTCTTGGTGTCAGGCGACTCGCCGAAGTATCCGTCTTTCAATTTAACGATGGCCGTTAAGTCGCGTTTCGTCGCGGGCTTTACATAGGTGCCGTTCAGTGTGTACGGCTTTGGCCTATCGAATACCCGCTTCATCGTATCGACGATGTTCTTCTGCGCTTGCTTGGCGGTCTGCGTCAGCGCGTATGCGGTAGCGAATGGGATCTGATCCTTCCGCAGCCCGGTGAGGTAGCGTTCGGCATCTCGTAGGTCGACGCGAACATCTAACTGCATAGGTGCCTCGGTGGTCGGCGTGTGGTCAAACTAACCTGTGAGCGTGTGCCGGTCGAGGCTGAAATCGTATCGAGGTGACGATCCCCAATTCTACGCGCTTGTATCATGTTTTCGGGGCGGCATCAAGTAGTAAATAAAAATTTACTTTTTCTTCCGCTGTTTTGACCCGGCGCATGAGGGTTCGGCGGCTCATGTAAAGCCTCGCAGCCTTAAACCAGAGCGGCGCAGAGGTGCAGTAGTAGATGACCAAGACCTGTCGCAAAGGGGCCGAGATCTTGGCAACAGCCGCGTCAATCTCGGCAATGTCATCGGGTGCCGTGGATGCGTCGTGCGCTGCGCGTGCGCCCGAGTTAGCGAATACGAACGCCGAGGCGGAAGGGTAGCCCGAGACTGCCCGCCCCCGTGACCATCTGCCCCACTGCGCCAGCCTAACTCGAGTCCACTCGATCATCGCGCACACTCCGGCTTTACTTTCGCCTCGTACCTTGCCATCAGATCGCGCACTGTTTGGTCGGCCTCGCGTGCCTCGATCCACTCGCCTCGCGGTTCCCAGACCGCTCGTGCTATCTGCTGGGTCTCGGAGAGCCGACCGCTCGCGCTCTTGATCTCTAGCCAGCAAATGAAAAACACCCGTTCGTTGTTCTCGCCTATCTGTGGCAGCGGCTTAATTGCCAGTTTATCTGGGATGCCCAAGCCGGCCTTGGTGTAATCAATCACGCTAAACCCCGCCGCCTTAACCGCTGCGGTGATCTCCGAATCGTTAAGGTCGCGGCGCATGGCGTACCTCATGACCGATCCAGTATCCGCAGCAATAGGTAAAGCAGGGCAGCGTCGAGCACTGCGCGGTCTACCCACATCGAGATGAGATAGCAGAGGCCGAAGAGAGCAAGGGAGAAAATGATATTCATTTTTTCCTGTATTTACTTTTCAGCCTCAAGGTCTTTCTTCTCGGTGATGGTTGTATCGGCTGCTCGGGCAGCGGGTCGTGGCGGGCATCGTTAACGAGTCGTCCGAGCCAGATAGTCCACCACACCCTGTTTGCCCTTTTGAGTTCACGCATTCGCCATTGACTTGAGCCGGTTCATGCCGCGGTCGCCGAATAGTTGCCAGATCATAAACCGTAGGTGTGGGTCGTCGTAAACCTTCTTCGGCTCGGTCATCCGCATGAACTCACCGATACGGGTCTTGAGGTGCTCGATCTTCTCTGCCGTGTCGCCGTCCTGCGGTGCGAGGGTGTAGCGAGCGAGCAACGCATCGCAGAGCCGTAACCGCATGATCGGGTCGCCGATCTCGTCTTGCCAGAACCGTTG